TTCATGCTTACAATGCCCCTGTCAGGGTACGCGGTTCACCACGTAGCTGTTGCAATGCCTCCCAGCGTTCGCGCTGGTATTCATCAGCGGATTCGATCAGGCTGTCACGGTTGCTGGATATATTCGCGTTGAGCTTGCCAACGCTATCAGCAACCGCCCAATAGCGATGGTTCAGGATAGCTTGTGCAGTGCTATAAACAGCGCGGTGATACGCCAGCACTTTGGTGCTGCATCCACCCAGTTGGGCAGACGGCACTTTGTGCAGGTCGGAATACAGTAGGGCGTGGCTGCATTGCCAGTTTTCCAGCTCGTCGTTCACCTGTGCCATTGCTTGTTGCAATACGTCGATCAGGCGTTCGTCAGCGTGGCTATCGTCGATCTGGCGGCGTAAGCGGAAATCACGTAACGACACGTCAGGAAACCAACCATCGTTTTGCAACATTGGCGCATTTTCAGCAACCGTATGCTGACCCACAAATGGCGTACCCGCACGGAGGTTGTCTGGGTTGGCGACAAATGGCGGGTTTAGTACGTTGTCTGTCATGTGCGTTTGGTTTCCCGTTGTTCCCAGTCATCCCGACAATCTGCATCACAGAATCGCTGGGTGGCGTTGTTCATTGGTTCGTGGCAGTTGTGGCAAAAGCCATTAGCTACCAGTAACCGGATATGTCTGTGGCGGTGCGCTATGGCGATGTCGCGCCATTTTTCTTCCTGCACCGACGCTTTGTCGGCTTCATCCATTTATTGTTCTTCTTTTTGGAGTTTGCGCAGTTGAGCGCGTTTCAGTTCAAGTTCTACCACCCTTAAATGGCGGTCTTCGGAGTAGCGCAGGATGGCAACTGCCAAGGTGATCAGGGCAATCAAAAAGCCACCCACGGATAAAACGGTATCGTTCGCCACGAAGTTGACCAGACCGGAGAACATCGAGGCAGATAACCACGGCACAGTGTCGTTATTCATGTTGTAGGTAGCCTGTGTCATTGCGCACCGTCCGTGGCAATAAGGGCGAGCGGGTCGGTAGTGCTGTTCTCAACCGCGTGGGGAGGAGTGGCCACGCTGTTGTCACTACCGTCCGCCGCCTGTCCCTGCGGGTGTTGGGACTCGTTTAACTCAGAGAGTTGTTCTTTCAGTGCGGCAATACGCTTTTTCACCCGGATGTGGCGGTCAAGCTGTAATGCCGTTTCAAAATGTTCCAGCGCCAACACAGGTGACTCTGTGCTGAGGACTTCACCGCAGGCGCTGTGGAGCTTTGCGCGGATTTCGTCGTGCATGTCCATGTTCGTGGTGGCAGACTCTACCCACACACACAAGGCTTGCATGGTCTGGATATGACCCGTGATTAACGTGCCATCAATGATTCTCAGGATGGTTTTTGCCACGGATTCCGCAATCCACGCACCCAGCGGTCGGGAAAATTCCGTAGGCATTGCCACGCCGTTGTCGAGTGCATAGCGTGCCAATGTCTCGAACGTATCCAGCTTGTCAGCATCCAACGCCCACACCATCACTTGTGTTAGCACTTCATCACCGCCGCCTGCTGCCATTACCCCGTCGAGGTAGGGCAAGTATTCAGGGATGATTTCGCCTTTCACTTCCGCTTTGCGCTGCATGGATGCGATTTTTTTCAGGCGTGCGCGGTCAGACCCCAGCTTGTAGCGCATGGTGCGGTCAAGCCCGCCCGCATTCGCCGCAGCAGGGGTAAACACCTGCTGGTTGCGAGAGGCGAGTTCGGCTTGTTTGCGTTGCGTGTCGCGCTGGATGGGGGTCATGATCGTTATACCAGCGTGATCGTGCCAGCAGGCGCGTAAGCGAGGCAGGAATAATCTTCCACGACGTAATCCATGTTTTGGCTCATGAAATCTTCCACGCGGTTCTTTTCCGGCTTCTCACGCATCAGGCGGCGCAAGCTGCCTTCCTGTGTGTAAATGCTGAGGTTATCCAACCGGGTGATCAGGATGGCATCAGCGGGGAAGAATGGCACGACGACCGCAGGCATTCCGGCAACCTGACGGGTGGAGAACAACACATCCAACGCGACGCGCTCAGTGGCGGCGTTGTTGTTATTCATCAGCCCCAGATATTTATCATGCAGCAGCTTGCGACCGACGATACACACCAGATCAGTGTCTTCGCGGTGGTGTTCTGCCATTTTGTTTTCGATCAGGTCATACACCAGCGCGTCGAGGTTTTTGTAATCGCCAGCCGTGCCAACGGTTACGCCATCGGTTTGGATGCGCAATGGGGCGTTTTCATTAACTTTGGTCAGCCAACCTTTGCCGATGTCTTGCAACATGGGTGACGCGGCGCGGTCTGATTTGACGGCAGCGCGGCTTTCACCGTGCCAGCCAATCATGATGCGGTCACGCGCAATTTGACGCGCCAACTGGCGGGCGTAGCGTTCTGGGAAATCGGCATAAACGCGCCATTGGTCGAGCGTTGCGTAACGAATAGCCGTGTCGAAGTCGACTTGAGCAACTTCGTATTGATTGACGTTTTCCAGTGATAGGACTTCAATCGGTTGGCGTTCTTCGTTCGTTCCGCTGGTTTTGGTGACGCTGGCAACCGTGCTGCCAATGTCCAAACCGATGGTCTCGCCTTTCATATTCAGGACGGTTTGCGCCCCAATGCGATTCAGGAAACCCGCTTCCTCGCGGATAACGTCTTCCATCTGTTGTGCAATGGGTGGGGCAACCGTGAACATTTCGCGGGCATCTTCTACGCCGTTGATTTGTGCCACCTGACGGCGGTAGTCGCTGTATTGGACTCGTGTTTCGTTACGCATTGTTGTACGTCTCCCGACGTTCGTTTCATTCAGGTGGTTTAGAAAATGACTTTGCCAGTGCCTTCATTGCCTGTGGCAAGTGGGCGTGCGGTGTAGCCTTGTGCTGGAATCTGCTGTTTTAGCGTTTCGATTTCGGTGTCTTTGGCGGCAAGTTGCGTGCTGAATGCGGCTTTCTCGGTTTCGAGGGTGGCTTTCAGGGTATCGCGTTCAGTGCGCAGGCTGGCAAGCTCGGTGCTGAAATGCTGTAGCGTGCTGCTGAATTGTTCCGGGATCGCTGGCAATTCCGCTGCTGGTGCTGGTGTTGCCGTTGGCGTTTCAGCCGTGATCTGGTTTTCATTTTGTGTCTGGTCAGGCATGGCGATTGGCTCCACGGTGAATTCAGCGTGATCGTCCACGCTACGTTCGACAAATTGGTATTGAGTTGGGATAGCTTCCGGCTTGCCGCAAGTGGGCGGTGCGCTGAAATGAGTACCAAGACTCGCGGGGTAACTGGTGACGGCTAATCCGTAGAGATACGGTTTTCCGGTGTCGGCAAAGTTTGCGACGATCTCAACACTAAACGCCCGTTTCTGCCCACTTTCCCACATAGCGATTAAGCTGTCCGCCGCTTCGATGTCGGCAACCAAATAGACTTCTTTGTTTGGAGCATCTTCGGTTCTTAACGCCAAAACTGTGCCGTACTCTTTAAAAATAGAGTCAGGTACTGGGGATATGTAGTGTTCGAGATTTACGCGGGCGGCATAGGTATCTTGTGCATAGCTGCTGGCAACCGCAATCAACGTGGACTTTGACAGCTCACGACCATCAGCCGTGCGGCTGCCTGATTTTGCAATGCGTTTGGTTACTGTTGCCAATGCCTTATCCTGCCAAGGGAAAAAACGTCATCACGACGTGTAGGCTCTGATTGTGCCGATATGTGGTATTTATGGAAGTGTTTGTATTTCGTTATATGTGTTATAATTGACCGCGTTATTATCAATAAAATCAGTGTATTAATGGGCAAAATCAAACGTATTAAGCCGCCAGCAAGCCGCAAAAAAAGCGGGGCTATGTGTCCTGATTGTGGTGCTGAAATGATTATTATGGCAGTGCGGACTAATCGCCACATTGACCCTATTGCAGGTGAGTCACTGGTCGAGCGGTCGGTTAAATGCCCTGCCTGTGGTACACGCGGGGTGAATCAGAGTCATACAAGAGCGATACGCTCCAATACTAGGTAACAATGGACAAACGCAACCGTCGTGAGACGGCTGAAAAACTGATACGCGCGGGGCGTGCCGTGGCTGATGTAGCGCGTGAGCTGCATGTATCCCCGCATACGCTGGCAAGCTGGAAACGCCGTGGCGGTTGGGATGTGTTGGACGCGGCTGGACGTGTCAAAGCGGCGATTGCGGACAAGTTGGAAGTGCTTATCCAGACGGATGACGGCACGGCTGCGCATCATGCAAAGATAGAGCGTTATCTGGGGTATGTGGAGCGTGTCGAGCGGATACGCCAGCAACCGCTATCCCCTGCACCACTGCCAGAAGATTCCCTCACCCCCCCCTGCCCATCTCCCTCAAGGGGCGAGGGTGGAAAGAAGCGCGGTCGACCGAAAGCGGCGGAAAAGAATCTGATTGATGCGGATATGACCGCCGCGTTGGTGGAGGAATTCGAGCGGGTTTGTTTTGCGTACCAACGGGAATGGTGGGATGCACGGATACATGACGGGCGGGTTATTCTCAAATCCCGCCAGATTGGGGCCACGTTCTACTTTGCACTTGAAGCGCTGATTATCGCGCTGACCACGGGTAAGAATCAGATTTTTGTCAGTGCTAGCAAGAAGCAGGCTGCGCAATTCCGGCGCAACATTATTAGAGTCGTTAAGCGGGTGTGTGATCTGGATTTGCAAGGTGATCCGATGCGTATCATATTGCCAGACCATCCAGCCGGAGAAGTGTATCTGCATTTTTTGGGTACGCAAGTGTCTAGCGTACAGGGCTATTCGGGTGATTTGTATTTGGATGAATGCGCGTGGGTGCGCAAGTTCGCCGATATTCAAGAAGTTGCGAGCGCGATGGCATTGCAAGCGGTTTACCGCGAAACGTATTTCACCACGCCATCCACGATGGATCATGATTTTTATAAGTTCTGGACGGGTAGCGATTACAACAAAGACCGCCCCAAAGATCAGCAAATCAGTATTAACGTCAGCCACGAAAACCTAAAGGACGGTAAGAGCTGTGAGGATGGCTATTGGCGGCAGATTGTCACCATTGAAGACGCGATTGCGGACGGTTGCAACCTGTTTAATCTGGATAAGGTCAAGCGTAAGTACAGCCCTGCCCGCTATGCGATGTTGTGCGAATGCCAGTTCACCGACCATACCGCATCCGTGTTTAACTTCCGCCAGCTCCATGCGGCACTGGTCGAGTCTATGGAAAAATGGAAAGACTTTGACCCGTTGGCAGCGCGTCCGTTGGGTGATGTGCCGTGTTGGTTGGGCTATGACCCTAGCGGCGAAGGTGATGACGCGGCGGCGTTGGTGGTGGTTGCCCCACCTGCCCTATCCGGTGATAAATATCGGGTGGTGGAAGTGTTGCGGATGGATGATGCCGACTATCAGCAGCAGTTCGAGCAAGTGCAGGCGCTACGCGAAAAATACAATCTGGTTTACATCGGTATTGATAATCAGGGCGAAGGCGCGGGCGTTTTCCAAATGGTTCAGCAGGTCTTTCCAGCGGCTGAGGCGATCAGGTACAGCCCCGAAACGAAATCAGCAATGGTGACGAAAGCGCAGGTATTGCTGAAACGTGGCTTATTGCAGATTGATAATGTGTATTTGGATGAAGTATTGCCGGCCATGTTGGCGATACAACGCGGTAGCACCCGCGAGGGCATGCCGACGTATACGGCACGGCGCAATGATGACATTGGTCACGCGGATGTGGCGTGGGCATTGTTGCATGCGCTGCATCGTGCGGAATTTGAAACGCTCATTGATACGCAAGCCGATGGCGCAGGTGAATCAATGATGGAAATCTTTTAACTGTACTGTCGTGAGGACAGCAAGCTATGACACTGCTTTCTATGTTCGGGCGTAAACCCGTATCCCCAGCCCCAGCGATTGAGGCGTTCGCATTTGGCGATCCTGTTCCGGTGATGGACTCGATTGATCTGATGACAAACTATCTGCGGTCACGGCATAACGGTAGGTATTATGAAACGCCGCTGGATTTCCGCCACTTGTACAAGTCGCAGTATGCTAACCCGCACCACCTCAGTGCTATGCAGTTGAAGATCAATTTGCTGTGTGACCTGTTTATCCCGTCTAAATATCTGGATTTGCCGACGTTCCGGCGCTTTGCACAGAATGCTATCGTGATGGGTAACGCCTACCTTGAGGAAATCCCCAGCCTTTCCAGCGGCAATGCTTATGGGTTTCGGTCTCACCCAGCTATGCACGTTCGGCGGATTGATGACACGCGCTATGGCTTCATGTTGCCGGATTCGCGGGAACTGGTCGAGCTGTCGGGAAAAATCCACCACTGGAAAGAGGACGATCTGGAACAAGAGGTGTACGGCAAGCCGTATTATTTGGCGGGGTTGCAGGCGGCTTGGCTGAATGAGGAGGCTACCCTATTCAGACGCAAGTATTACCGCAACGGCAACCACGCGGGTTTTATCCTGTACCTGTCTGACCCTGCCCACTCGCTGGCGGATGTGCAGGCACTCAAAACGGCGTTGAAAGATGCGAAAGGCCCCGGCGCGTTTCGTAATCTTTTTTTCTATGCGCCAAAGGGGAAAAAGGACGGAATGCAGGTTATTCCGGTGGAATCGGCACAGGCTCAGGATAAGTTCTTCGACATAAAAAATGCCAGTCTGGCGGATGTGATCACCGCGCACCGCGCTTACCCCAACCTGCTGGCTGTCCAGTCCACGAATGCGGGCGGGTTTGGGAATATTCTGGAAGCGCGTGAAGCGTTTATCTTGTGTGAGATTGTGCCGTTGGCGAAGTTGTTGGCGGCGGTGCATCCGGTGTTGACGTTCCGGTTTCCGGTATAATCCCCACTCTTCCTAGCGAAAAGTTTAGCTGCCTTCGGGTGGCTTTTTTTTGGGTAGCGGAAACAGAAAAAACACAGGTCTGTGGGTAGGGGCTGGGAAGCAGGTCACAAAGACACAAATGCAAAAAACTGGAGATATTTACTTAAATATCAAATACTTAAAATGACGGTGAAAAAGTCACAATCGGGTAACACGCAAGACACAAAAAAACAATTTCTATATTTATCAACAGTTTAAAAATCTGAATTGTGACTTATTGTGAAGGCACATTGTGACCCGATTGTTACCTGTTTGTGACTTTTATATATTGCTTGTAAGTATATGAATATAAATAGAAAAACAACACTTTTTTAAATTTGTGACTTTTGAGCTACTTTCAAAACCCGATGAAACCTTTCACCGTATAACCTACTAACCACCATTTTTCGATAGGCTGTTGTTCGATAGGCTGTTGGTTGTCAGGAGCAGCCTGTATAGAAGATGGCCTATCC